AGCAATCACACTTGCATATCCAGCAAACGGCGAGGGCATTTGTGCGTAGGTGACGCGGCGCTTCCGCAACTACTTTAAGCCGACCGAAGCGCCGTCCCAGGAGATCGATTCGTTTTGGCATGCAGCGAGTTTACGCTATCACGCCTATTATGCAATTAGTGTGTCTAGCCGATGAGCGAATCGATGTCTATGGGCTTCTGTTGTTTGGTGAGCGCGATGTTGAGCGCCATGGCGAGCGCGACCAGGGCGTCGATGCGGCCGACCGATTTTGCCTTGTCGAACTTTTTGCCGCCGGCGGGATCCTTGGTGATCACGGCGTTGACCGCGCACATCTGCAGCACCGGGTGATTGCCGTGGCGAATTCGTTTCTGCGCGATCAATCGATCAACAATTTCGACGGCCGGAGTCATATCTTTATAGCCCTGCCCGTGCTCCACGAGCGGCACCAAGCAACCGATCTTATCGAGCTCGCGTTTGAGATCGAGAATGCGCCAGCGGTCGAACGCGAGGCCCAAGATTTTGTTCTGACCGTTAATCTCGGCGATGCGGCGCGCCACCGCTTCGGGATCAGTAGTGACGCCGGCCGGGGTGATCAGTTTCTGCCGCGCCCAGCTCTCGTACGGCATGCGCTCTTCGTCGGAGCGATCACGCAGGTTGCCGGGGATCCAGCAATGCGGCACTACGTGCGCTACGCCATTGGCATCGATGAAGACCAGCACCAGCGCGGTGAGATCGCGCGTGCCGCCGAGGTCGAGGCCGGCGTAGACGGGCGCGCCTTGCGGGATCAATGGCTGCTCGCCGCACTGCTTCCACACCCGCATTTCGACGAACCTGGTTTCAGCTGCGACCCGCTGATTGAGGATTAGATTGCGGAACGCGTTCTCTTGGCTCGGCATGCGCTGGGCTTGCTTGGCCAGGCGCCTCACGTCGGGGAGACTGCGGAAATCGTTGAGCGCGGGATTTGCTGCTTTCCAGGTCTTGAGCGTCCACGGGTCGGCGTCCTCGGGCGCCGTGTAGAACGTGAGATGGAACGAGGGATCCTTGATCTCGCCGGCGTTGACCTTGAGCCCGTAATCGATCAGCTGCGACATCGGCGCGAAGTCATCTGCAGCTTGTGTCGAGATCACGAGGAGCAACGGATTTTTTCTGGCACCTAGCGCGCTATCCATCGCATCATAAAGTGCGCGACTCGAGGTTTGACCAAGCTCATCATAGACGATGAAGGATGGGTTTAATCCCATCTTGGTTTTATGTTCGGCAGTGAGCGCCGAGTAGATCGAGCCGTTGCTGAGATCCTCGATGTCTTTGCGGAAGCGAACGACGTTGGTCTGCTCCGAGAGCCAGGGGTGATTCTGGATCAGCGCGACCATCTCGTTAAAAATTTTGCCGGCCTGGAAGCGATCGTTAGCGCAGGAATAAATCTCGCCGCGGCTTTCTGCTTCGGGACCGCTGAGGTGGCAGAGCGCCAGCGCCGCAGCGAGCTGGGTTTTGCCGTTTTTGCGCCCCATTGAGAGGATTGCGGTGCGGACTGGTCGCTCACCGTCTTCGGTCTCGCGATAGACGGCCCGAATGAACGCCTTCTGCCACTCCCTCAACCTCAGCTTCTTGAACGCCTCCTCACCGCTCGTAATAGTCAAGTCCTCGCAAAAGACGATAACCCGCTCGGCACGTGTTAGCGTCGGATCTGACCATGGGTGAATGCGTTCGGAGAACGTCACTAGGCCCTCGGCGCGGCCGACCAGGCTCTCCCGCTTTGCTAACGTCTTTGCGCCAATTCCTCGCAGGCCCATGCAGCACACTCACGTCCAAAAAATGAGGATCAACACGAAGATCAAGATCGTGGCCAACGCCAGCACACTGACATAGAGCGCCTGGTTGTTGCGTAAGTTTAAATTCATAGTTTCGGATCGTTGTACCAGAAGATGATTAGGCCGCCGGGGTTGCCGGGATTGCCGGGACTATTAAACGTGCCGTCAACACCACTCGCTAGCTCGTTGCGCCCGCCAACTCCGGGGGGACTAGACCCCACAAGCCCAACTGTGGTGCCGCCGCCAATAGTTCCATAAGTCGGCGTGCTCGCGATGCCAGTCTGACCGGTCTTGTTGATGTCGCCACCGGTTGCGGTCCCGCCAGCACTGCCAGCGTCAGCCATTCCGTTTGTCGATCCGTTGCTTCCGTTCGCGGTCAGCGTGGCAATCGTCTGTGTGCCGCTCGCCAAGATCGATGCGCCGCCATTGCCGCCGTTCCCAGTCGTGGCTGCGCCCGCCGCACCGCGCGTGTAGGCCAGCGTGTTCCCCGGCGTGAGCCCGGTTAGAAATTTCTCCAGATAACCGGGTGCGCCAACTCCTGACGACGCGTTCGAATAGCCATAAGCGTTGCTGGGATTGCCAGCGCCCGATGCGCCGCTGCCGCCCCACATCCGCACCCACGCCCGCGTGACCCCCGGCGGAATTGTGATCGTGCTGGTGCCCGGAAGATACAGTGTCCCGAGCAATTGGCCGCCACCCTTGGTCGGGGTCGTATCGCTTTGTGAGAATGCGATCTCCTGCCAGTTGCCCGAGGTGTCGCTCTGATAGGTGCCAAAGCTCTCGGCGCTGATTACACGATTGGCCTTGCCGAGCAGATTGAGAGCCGGCGCGTTGTGAGTGAGCGTGATCGTTTGGCCAGACGCTGGCTTAAAATCGATCCGCTTCGTAATGATGAGGATGTTGCCACGGTCGTCAGGCTGACCTCCGTTCGCCTGCCCAAAACTCGAGATCGTTCCCGAGCCAGTGATGATCACGCGGTTAGTATCGACCGAGTTTGACCCAGTGCCACTCCCGATGATGCCGACGTCAGACGGATCGTAATCCGGGTTGGTTGGATCCCACGTATCTCCCGGCGCGATGATGACTGTGGCCGCCGCTGGCAACGAGACCACAGGGCTGTCGCCAAACGCAGCGCGAAATGGTGCGACCATGTCTCACGTCATCGTGCACAGGTAGAGCTCGGTTGCGATCAGCAGCGCCAGCGCAATCAGCAGCAGCACCTTGACCAGCAGTGGCCACAGCCGGTCGTCGTCCTCAATCACCACGCGGTGATGCCGGACATCCACGCAACCGCTGCCGGATCGCGGAGCGCCCAATTAAGGGCGAACCGCACCTTCAGCCCCACGCTGCGCGTCTGCCACAACGACCTTGTCGGCGAGGCCACCACGCCAGGCGAGCCACTGATCGGCAACGGATTCGCCCCTTCCATGTGCACTGTGGCGTCGCGGCTCGCGCTGATCTGTGGCGCGCCGTCGGTCACCGTGACCAGACCCTGCTGCCCCACGCATACGACTTGATCATCGGGGATCTGGTTGGACGGCATGATGTCAACGTCGCGATACGGTGCACCTTCCGTGAGCAAATACCAAGCAGACCGCAAATACACGTTAGTGGCCCTGGCTGGGCTCATGACGAATGCGATCCGGCCGCCTACATGCGAGACAATGCCGGCGAGTTTTGACATATCGGCAATCATCCCCTCGTTGCCGGTGGCCGTGCTGGGCGTGATCCCGGCAATCCCGTTGCGCAGCCCTGGCGGCCGGTTGGCGGTCGCAGGGTTGGCGTCGAACATCACCGCATCAGTGGCGATGCCGATCGAACGCGTCAGGACGTCCCGCACATAGGCCTCGGCGTTGGACGCCTCGAGCAGCTCCTCCGTCAGGACCACAATCGATGAAAGCTTTTTCGGCGTCATCGACGCGCCGCTGTCCTGCAGCTGCACGACCGGGATCGGCGCGCCTTCTCCAACGTACGCGGTCGCCACGGCCGTCGCCGCAAAACTGGGCACCGAGACGTACGCCGCACCGTCGAAGGTGAAGCTCGGCGAATACTGGATCAGCCGCGCGCTCGCCGAGTAGGGCGTCATTGCCTCGATGAGTTCCGCGACCACGATCTTCGCTAGCGGGGCGGTCGTGCCAATGCCGGCCGGCGGTTCGCTTGAGGCCTTCACAATCCAATCGGCCACCTCGTCGTCGGGCCACTTCTGGCGCAGGAAGTCCGCTGGCTCGATGCCCTTGCCATACTGGGCGCGCGCGGTCGCAATGCAGGCCCGCACGACCGAATTGACCAGGCGCTCGCGGGTCGGGATCTTTGCCGGGAAGGTCATTTTTGCCTCGGGTTTTTTACGGGGCCCGAAAGAAGTCGGGTGGGGGGGTATTTTTCAGGGTTCGCGTTTGTTCCAGGGGGTTTTTTACGTAGGGCCCGGTTTCGTTCAGGGGGTTTTTTACGAGGCCCGACGAAACTGGGAGGGTTTTTTTCTCCTGGCGATTTTCGCTGATTTCACAAGGCCTTATTCCCCAGGCCCGATTTCAGGTTATCAGACCCTGGTACCATACAACCCCCTAGGGTGTGCGACAGGTTGTGGCTTTTCCTATCCTGGTACCGAATACAACCTAGGGTTTGCGAATGTAGTATTTTATTCTACAAAATCGATTTATAAAGTATATAGATTTTCGAG